TCGGGCAGATGTTCGGGGACCTCTTTCCTCTGCCAATTCTTGTACACACCCTTTGGTGCGACAACCAACACGCCATCGATCTGGCCGTTGTCATAGAGCATGGCAAAGTTGTCGATAAGAATCTTCGATTTGCCTGTGCCCATCTCACAGAACAAAGCGTACTCGTTCTTGTCCCATGACTTTTCCAAAGCCGTAAGCTGATGCGCGTATGGCTGATGCTTAAATTTGTATCTCATGTTCTGCCCTTTCTGTGGCTACAATTATTCTGGATCAAACCAGCCTTCCTTTAAAGATCCCCAGTTGGGACCGCATTCCATATCCACAACACTTGGTACGTGAAGACGTACGCATGACTCCATAATTTCACGCACCTTGTGGGCGGTATCTCTATCGGGAACAGACATTGCCAACTCGTCGTGGATTTGAACGAGGGGCAACAAACCTTCCTTGTGTAACTCAACCATTGCCATCTTGGTCTGATCGGCGGCAGAGCCTTGGATCAAACGGTTCAACGCCTTATAGGCAAAGGCCACCTTGATGTTATTGGGGCCATATGTCTGCTCAGCTTTCTCGCGGTTGTACGGTGTACGTACAGGCTCATCCCGTGAGACGGACACAGGTTCCCACATTGGGAAGCGGCACCGGCGATGGAGCAGGGTGCGGATTAGATAGGGTGGGCGGCTTGCTCTGCCCGAGCATTTATCGGCAAGCTCTTTGAGGAACGGGATGTTCTGGTGGTACTTGCGGGACAAGCCCTTGGCCTCGTCAAGATCAACACCGAGCTGATGCGAAAGCTTGTTGACGCCCATGCCGTAGATCAAACCCAAGCCGATTGTCTTTGCTTCCTTGCGCGACACACCCATGAGATCAGCCGCAAGCTGATGGAAGTCTGTACGAGGATCATCCAAGAACGCATGAACAAACTCATCTGACCCGCCAAGGTCGAGGGACTTCGCGTAATGCACGACAAGGCGTGGCTCTTGTGATGCGTAGTCAAACGATCCCCATGTCTCACCCTTCTCCGGAAGAAAGAGCGACCGGATCAAGGAGGAGATGTTTTGATCGCGAGATGGGATCTGCTGAAGGTTTGGGTTTGAATAGCTGAACCGCCCTGTCACCGTGCCGCCATCGTCACTGCGGAGCTGATGCATTTCAGGGTGCAAGCGACCATTGTTCTGGTGGCGGAGGATCGTCTCGATAAATGTCGAGTGTGCCTTGTTCAATTCACGGGCCTTGACCACGGACTGAGCAAACGGGTGCTCGTGGTTCTTGAGGAAGTCTTTGGTAAAGCTGGGCTGTCCCTTTGCCGTGCGGTTGTACTCAAGCCCAAGCTTGTCGAAGCCCTTGGCTACGGAAGCCGCCGCCCAGATGTCTACATCAATTCCGTATTCTTTTTTTACAGAGGCAATGATCTCACGCTCTTTTGCGACAAGGTCCTTACCGGCACTCTCTGTCTTCTCAAGATATCGTTCTGGATCATGCCCTTGAAATGGTTCCACAAGCGGAGAGTCAGCGCCGCATCCTGCTCGGCGTACTTGCCAACATACATGGCAGGGAGCAGGTGAAGCTCGGCCTTGGGGTCAAGACCAAACTCCTTCGCCGCATCGCGAAGCATCCGCTCATCTTTGGTTTCGAACAGGTAGTCTTTGCCCAAACTATTTAGCGCATAACTGAAGCGGTTTTCATCCAGTAATGGGGCGGCGATCATTGTATCAATGATCGTTCCCTTTACCTCGACACCCTCTGCTCTCAGCCAACCCACGTCATACTGTGCGTTGTGAAAGATGTAGTGCGCTTCGGGGTCTGAGCAGAGATCCTTCATGTAGTTGAGGACCATGCTCGGTGGGAAATTGTCACCCTTACCGTGACGAATGGGGAGATAGATCGCCAGACCTTCAACAGCGATGGCTACGCCAACGACGTGCCCGTCCTTGGTGGGCCATCCACTGCCCTTTGTCTTTAGATTAGGGTCATATGTTTCAAGGTCGATACAAAACTCTTTTGCCCCTCTCAAGTCCGGAATCTCGGTCGGCATCACCCACTCTGTCTCTGGTGGTTTCACGAAGAACATTGACATCGTTAGTCACTTTCAAAAATTGATTGCAGTCACAGACCGGCCACTTCTTGGACAGCTTATCCATCGTGGTCTGCAACTCAACCTTACCGCACTCACAAACTGCAACGACTTCCATCATGCTGTCCCAACAACATCCGTCATCGCCAACTGAACAACGTCGTAGACTTCGACGCAGGTAGCTAGATACGTATCTTTCGGTACCCCAAGGAGGACAGCAACCTGTGCCGCTTCCTTGATCATGACAAGCGCACAATCAAACATGACGTCTGACGAGCTGTAGTCGTCATCTGTGTATCTGTCGTGCAACTGCCCAATCATATTCTTGATAAGGCTAGTGTAAACGGATTGAACACGGTCGGATGTTGTTTCTTCGGTCATATCCTAAATCCTTGTGTGTTCGTTGGATGAATCAGGTGAAGCTGTTCTTTGGCTCGAGTAAGGCCAACATAGAACACGCGCTTCTCGTCGTCCATAAGATGTGGGTTGTAACGAAGGCGTCTTTCATTGGGGTAGTTAAAGTCTGTAAGCAACAAGACGTTGTCTGCTTCCGCACCTTTTGCCCCATGAATGGTGGAGATATGGATGCGGGGCTTGCTTCCTACGTTCTCACCCTTCTTCTCGCACGCCTCAAAATATACCCGAGTCTCTTCAGGGATGCGCTTCAATCCAATGTTCCAAGGATCTTGGTGCTTCAATCCAAAGTCTTGCACAAGATCTTGAATTTTATAGGGCCTGTCTTCGTCAGCATTCGGCATCGTTTTAAAGCCGTGTGTCACCTGATCTTTGTCCATGAACTTATATGCAAGACGAACCTCTTCAACGGTTGCTTCGCCACCACTACGCAGACGTTCCCAGATCTCAATCGCAGAGGTGATGTCGTTCTTGTCAGACCCACCAAGACGTGTCGTATAGAGGTGACCTTTTGTTTTGACCTGCTCTTCCAAACCTCGGATCATGTTCTTGGTGCGACCAAGCAGAAGCCACGATCCTTCTGAGAGATCGACACTCATGCTGTCTGAGTGCCACTGCACAACGCCACGCTCTGGACGAGGCTCAAAAACTTTAGGGCGGCGTGAGTTGATGCGGTTAATCAGACTCTGTGAAATCTCATGGTGACTGCTCGGGATACGGTAGCTTCGATCCAGTACTGTCACGTCACCGTCAAGGCGGATAAAGTAATCCACGTCAGCCCCAGCCCAACGATAGATGGCTTGGTCATCGTCACCGGCAATGTATGTTTCTTCTGAACAGCGTTCGATGAGGTGTGCCATCTGCCACTGTAGAGGAGACAGATCCTGTGCCTCATCGATAAAGGCGACATCAAGTCTGGGAGCAAGTTCCTGCGCGACAAACTGCTCGAGCAGATCAGTGTAGTCGAAGAGTTGATGCTTCTTCTTGTACTCATTCACACAGCGAGCAACCCACTCAAGCTCTGACCAATTGACATAGAGAGACACCTCTGTCCGATTGTACAGATCCCGCAGTGGAGTCTGGCAGATGCGAGCCATGTTAATTGTCTGAAGAAACTTGTCGCCGTATCCAAAGTCTACAAAAGGACCATCCTCAATCTCAAAGCTTTGGTTAAACTTTGGGATCTTCAGCCACTTACTAATGTCGTTGTAGTGCTCATACTGCATAAGGTTCTTGGATGGAATACCAAGCTGACGAAACGCCAAACTGTGCAATGTCTTAAAGAACGGAAACGCACTGGCCTCCAGTTTGAACTTGGCTTTTGCACGCGTGATCGCTTCGTGCGCGGCACGACGAGTGAAAGCGAAGTAGCCAATGCGATCCGGAGGCACGCCCTTGTCGAGATAATATTCTACCAAGGACAAAAGCTTTGTTGTTTTACCTGTGCCCGGGGGCCCGAGAATAATATGCATTAGAGTACCTGATCTTCTTTGAACTGCGGGATCTCCCGCTTGTTGATAACCATTCTATCGACAAAGTGTTTTTCAGGAACGCTCCAAACGTGAACACCTTTGCCGCGCACATTCCAAAAACCTTTCAACGCCCCATCAATTTCTTTCAGTACGAGGCCAATCTTGTTGGTTGTATACTGTGTGAAACCGTTAACAATAAGGTGCTTCTTAAGATCTTTGATTTGAAAAAAGATTCTTCCATCCAACCAGACAGCAATGCCTTGCAAGATTTCCTGTTTCTCACTGCCACGCGCACGATCACAACAAAACGCCGTCAACAGATCTTCAAACTCACCTTTGGTCGTTGTGTCCGGTGGGACTTCAACAACGGTTGCATTTGCAAGCAATGCCGCAACTCGCCGTTGCCATACCGGCGCACTCACCATCGGAGGGAACTGATTGATCTGTGAGATGCAGGCTTTCTGAAACATCGTCTGCGAGTGGAGCGAGTCTGTGTTGAGCTCTAACCTTTGCCCATTGACAGTCAGGATCCAGATCGGAGGATCACCGTCGATCTTTGTGAGCGAACTAATGTCGACGTTGGCATTACCTTCTCCGACACCAAACTTGCGCGTCATGCAAATGTCTTTGTTGCAGAACGGTGCAATCGGTTGATCGCCACACTTGTAGAAGTAGTCCTTCTTTTTCAATTGTTTAATGATGGCTTCAACTTCCCTATTATCCAAGGGCGGAACCACCATCTTAGCATTCATCTTCTTCACACGTTCTTCCCAATCGTCAGGGGCAGACAACCGTGCATACACTCCAAGGTTGAACAGTGCGTTGTTGCGACTACCTTCTCCGAAACCTTGCGATGCAAGGTGCTGAAGACACGGCGGTCCTTCGGGCAAAGTATCGTCTTGGCTTTCATCGCGTGTCTTAATTGCAAAGAATTCATCTGCCGTCATCACGCGAGACTTGGCGAAGTCTACAAACTCTTGTGCGCTAAGACCCGTGCCTTCGTCGTTGAAACCGAAGCGGGTACTTCGCCCACTGGCAAAGTACGGCATGTTCAAGAAGTTGCCTGTGTCACCACGATCAAGCAGGATCGACGCCTGCTTCGGAAAGATCTCACAATTACCGTAACCAAGCAGGGCGGCGATAGCACCGCACTTGGACATGGCATCACCGGCAGGGATGCTTTCACTCAGAAAAAAGTAGAGGTGTCCACCTCCAGATTTTGACCGGCAAAGCACACCCTTGATATGTAAAGATTTGAGCTTTCTCGCGAGGGAAGCGTGATCGAGACTGTATACGTCAACGTCGATGGCGCACCACCGTACAGTGTTCTCGCTCGTGATGGGGATAATCCCAAGGCCAACCTTGCCATCGAGATGACTTCTCCAATGATCAAGAGTCGTTGCTTCACGGATAACGCGGGCTGTTCCCTGACGTTTGCCATCTGTTACTCTTTCTGCGTTGATCTCAAATGTTCCGTGCGCGATATCGCTACCACGAAAGAGATCGTAGAATTCTTTTGTTAAGTCCACGGTTCATCCCCCGAGGAGGACACGGCCCGTAGGCCGTGCCTCTGTCCACCAATTAAAGAACTTCGTCTTCTCTTGCAGTGGAGCTCGAGCTTGCAGCGTGTTCTGATCCATCGTCTTCACGGACCTTCACATCACCTGCACGCACGGCAAGCATAAAGTCGTGAGCCAACTGGAAAGTCTCAGTATCAACATGATCTTCCTTTGTGATGTCCCAACCGTACCACGACCCCTTATCATTCTGCTGTTGGGCAGTACGCATCTTGTACATGTAGGTGTACATCGGGAGAGTAAACAATCCCTTTGAACCACGAGCAGTCTGGGCCTGCATGGTAGTATTCCATTTCTTCGCACGCGTAACTTGCGAGGAAGACATGGCAATCATGCAACGCTGTGGACCATCCGAGGTAATCAGAAGAACAAAGTACTGGTATGTGTTCACCAGCATGTTGCCGTTCGGAAGGACATCATTACCGCGATCATCGCGACGTGTTGTCTTCACGACCGGATCTTCCGCGTGATAGCTGGCAACGTACCCGCCGCCCTTTTCACGAGGCTTCCACTCAACATAACGATGCGAGAGATAGCAGGGCACAACGATTACGCCTTCGTCACCTTTGAACGCGCGGTTCTCTACCGTGTGGTAGATGTCCCCTGCCTCTGCGCCTTGTACGTAAGCACCATCACGCTTGTTCACCTGCGGTGACAACTGCGCGAGGATACGAAGGAAGGGGATCGACATATCCTCTGCCTTCATCTCTTGCATGCCGCCACCGGCAAACTGCTCGAGATCGATACCACCAACAAGGGTGAGGTGTGAGGTCTTCTCGACCTTTGCTACAGCATTCTTAGTCATTACTTCTTTCCTTTCCGGACACGGGCTTTCTGGCCCACATAAACACCAAACAAATCACTTGGAAGAGCAGACCCCTTTTCAATCTGCTCCTTTGCAAAAGCCTTGAGTGTCATGGGTTCAACCCATTGCTTCTGCGACACATCCATTCCCTGCTGTTCAAGACTGTTGAGCAGAGCCTGTGCCTCATCATCACGACCGCGACCAAACGAGGCCGAGACTGTGTTCTTCACGATATCCCCAAAGCCGTGATCGCGAAGCCAGTGAAAGGCTTCGACGGTACGATCCTTGGGGATCGATGCACCATAGAATGGATCAACGGTAACAACGCTTCCGTCTTCCATCTGCAATGACTTCAGCCCATGCTCGGCTAGAGCAGAAGGCAATTCTTCTTCTTGCACGCGACGGAGATCCTCCTTCGTGCGTGAAAGTTCTTCTTCAATATCAACGACACGCTTCTCGAGTGTCATTTGTTTCTTGACCAAGGAAGAAACCCGCGAGAGTCCTTCCTCTTCAATCTTCGCGACTTCAGCAGCCGCCGCCTCAAGAACTGACAGATCCACTTTCTTTCTCCTTTCCAAAGAGATTGACCTGTATCGGGTAGTACATTTGATCCAATCGATCCCACTTCAACACTTGGAATTTTCCATTGTTGGAGGAGGCGGCAATGGCACAAGCGATGCCAATGCAAACCGGATCACCAGACAGGACTAGATAGTCCTTATCGGTAAACTTAGAGAGCTTCCTCAGCATACGCCGTACCGTTGGCGCGGCAGACAAAGCAATCTGATCCTTGGCAGGAATCAGAACATCTAGCTCACCGAAACTTAAAGCATCAGAGAGATCTCTCCCCCTAACTTCTTGCGTAATATAAACCGTCACGGCTTTCTTCTCCGTATGGGTTGAGGACGGTAAGGTGTCCTCTGCCCTTTGTCAACTGACCTATTCAGGTCCAATTAAAAAGTTGTGAATAGTTTCCCCGTACAATGTGTGCTTGTACTTCCAAACCTTCAGCATCTCTTCACTGCCATCGGTAACAAAACAGAACAGGTCTTGGCGTAGAGGGATGTCAACATCTGTCAACACCCCAATAAGCGTTACATCTGTCACCGTCACAACTTCACCATTCTTGCCGTGAAGGTAGACATTTGGGTGGTGAAAAAAGTTGTACATGGTGTCTATGATCGGAGCTTCTTGACCGTGGCTTGCGGGATACCACCGGTCCCCGCAACACGAGCAGTCACGCTCTTTCTCGACGCCGTCAAAGTATATACCAATGCCCTCGGCTATATCATTTGCGGCTTCTTCAGAGTCGGCCTCGATCCATACGTTAGGACCAATGCCTTTGTACCCGTCAATGTAGAAAGATCCACCACTATTGTTTTGATGAAACTCGTACCACATTACCGTTGTTCCTCGTATCCCCAATCGGTTAGCCCATGCAACTTCATGAGTTCTTTCACTTCCCTAAGAGACGTTACGCCAAAGTTTGGTTGCCGTAAAAGTTCGCTCTTCTTAAGAACGTACACATCTCCTAAAGTCTTAACATTCATGTTCAAAAAAACATTGTAAACACGAGTGCTAAGCTCAAGCTCTTCAATTGACTTCTCGAAGGTTTCTACCTTTTCCCCCATAAGGGACTTGTATTTCCTTCTCAAAATTACGGTTTCATTGGTTATGAAATCAATCGTTGCCTTGAGAACGCGAATTGTTTTTTCTTGTTCCTTAACCGTAAGGAATTGTTCCTTGTAAATGTCTATAGCTTTCTTAAGAATAGTTTCTGCATCAGGTTCAATGGAGTAAACCATATCATCAATGGGCTCCATTTGTTTTGGATCGTAGTACATCATGTCTCTTTCCTTTCTAAGAGATTTAAAAAGTAAACTTACCACCTTTGCTGATAAGTATATACCAACGGTCACCGTTGTCGTCTTCACACAAGGCAACGAGTTCGTCGCCGTGCTTCTCGTATCGGATGATCTTTCTCATAAATCATTCACCGTTTCAAAAGTCTTAGTAACAAGACGTTTGATAAGATCGTCTGTCGATGCCGCATGGATCTCGTTCAATGCATAACGAAACACGCGTTCCTTGTGGATCGACGCCACCGCCGCATCGAGAGCATTGTCTCGTTGTTGTTCTGCCATAGCCAACATCTTACGAAGCGCGATGATGTGCTCAAGCGTCTCGTTGTCTGCGTGCCTTTCTTCTGGGGCATATGGCCCCAGCCATCTGACCTCTGCCATTTGTCTTTTACTCCTGAACCCTGTCATCGTTTTCATTCCACACTATAGTTTCAACCGGCGCATTCGTTTCGATCCACACACGGGCACCGCATGAGAGTGGCTCATCCGCAGAGTAAACCACTCGCGACTCACCCTTGATGCGAACCTCATGGGCATAGGTATTTGACTTGTATGTCTTGACTGTCAACACAGGATCTCTGCCCTTTGTCTTGGCGTTCTTCTTGATGATGTGTTGGTTAACGTGAATGATCGTCTTCATTCAACTTCCTAAAATAAGTTTCCAGAGAACGCTCAATAGAAACACGTTCATTTTCTATCTTACTTTTTTCGTATTTCAACTGCGCTGACCTCATATCTATAGAGGATAGTTCAGCAGTTACTTTATGGTACTTTTTCATCACTTGAAAAAGGTTTTCTTTCAGCTCTTCTTCGGTGTTCATTTCTGCCTCAACAATCTCTTTGTGAATGAAACAAGAAGGTCATGATGGCGACCCTCGTGCCAATGCTTATTGATGTACTTGTACCTACCTTGATACCACGACTCTAAACTTTCTGGGTGACAACCAATCAAACCAACGCGGCCTTGAATGATCGCCATAGGATCGTCATTAGCATAGCGAGCTATCGTCTGACAACGGCCTTCTCCCTCGTATGTGCAACCATCGTAAAAGAACATGGTGTCCTTTTTCCCCTGCCAATCGACCGGCGCGACAGTTGCGTAGGATCGTTTAACATCTGCCGTTGGTCGCTTGATGTACTGCACAGGCTCGAGGTTGGTAAGCAGATCAAAGTAGTCCCGCCCCGCCCAGTAAGCGCCCATACAGATCCCTAAGTATTTGCCACCATTGGCAACAAAGTCAGCGACGGCGTTGCCCTCCCTCCGTTTGAAGAAATCGTAGTAGCGACGAGCATCTCCAATCCCGCCACCAAAAGCGACGATGTCGATCTCGTCAAAGGTGTTGGCATGAAACTCTGTCTCATCAAAAGTCTTGATCTTGAAGTCACCAGATAAAGCTTCGACCATCCCATCGATACACTCTTGGGAACATTCTGGATCGTGTCGGAAGATGGCAATTGCCGGTTTCATAAAAGCCACAATGATGCGATGTTACTTATGGTTGCACAGAAAAAGATGATAGCCCACGGGTACTTCTCCTCATACAGAAACGATATTGCGACAAGTAGGTCGAACACCGCCATCGCTATGATCAGTTTGTAACCCACGGGTTTATCTTTCTACGACTTAATTATCTTCAGCCCATGAACCTGACCACGGGCAAACCTTTTAAACTGACCGCGCATGTTCATGACGTCACGTCCTGATATGCCATCAGCCCTTGATATTGGATGGAGTAAGACTACCCCATCACTATTCCGGAAGGAAGCCCAGTCGTGTTTGCTTTTGGTATGCATTCCTAAAAAGGTCAGGCCCGTATCAGCCGCTAGTTCCCTCAGTATCTTTGTTTCCTTGAATGCCATTGCTTGCCCCTTTCTTACGGACTTCCCAGTACTCATCGCAGGAAATGCTTAGGTTCCCGTTCTGCCAAGACCGCCAGAACGGCGGGTCTATGAACCAAGACTGATAAGTCGGGTCTGGCTCCTTCCCACTGGCAGGGGATCGATAACACGTCTCCGCCAACGGACATCCCTCATCTGCCCCCTTACACATCGTTACGTCCATGTGGCCCTCCTGTGTAGCGACCAATTAGGATCATTGCGATGCACAAGACCATGACGGTCTCGCACACCACAAAGACTATCCATTCATGACTCATTTCTTGAAGATCGCCAAGACCGGAGCCTTCTCTTCTTTACCTTCCGCGCCGACAAAGTTGATCTCACCTACGGTTGGCATCCCTGCCTCAGCCAACTCCTTCTGCACGGTATGAAGCGACGTGTTCGACCACTCTTCGCCAAGCTTTGCGTAGCCACCAATGTCTTCCCAGTGGTCACGGTAGTTGCGATCACCGGACAGAACCCGTGCGATCTTCATGGCGATCTGTTCAAGCGCCTCGCGCTGTGCCGCATTCAACACAAGCCAGTTCTTCGACATGCTCATTGCTGTCTTCAACTGCTGACTCATCGCCGCAACATCCGCAAAGCTACCGTGTGTCTTCTCGCGCTCGCCCAAGATCTTCTTAACGTCCGACATTGTACTCTCCCCTAATTCTCTTAAGACCGTGCATCACCGACGTGTGATCCACATCACAAAGTCTGGCGATTTCTAAAAACGACAGGCCCTCTTCGCGCAATGCGTCAAAGACCTTCCACCGTATCGCTGTCTTGAAACGAGACCGGTCCTTGTCAAACAGTGTCTTCCAATCAATCGCGTATTCCTCAAGCACGACCACCGTCGCAAGCTTCAGGCGGTTCGATACGGTCGGCATACCTTCCATGAGTTTGGTATAGAAGCTGATGCCACGCTTCTCTGCTTCGGTGCGAAGTGTTCTCGCGTCACTCATCATGTCGCGATAGTTCTTGTCGCCCGAACCATATCGCGCCCAACGCTCGATCTCCGGAAGCTCTTCGATCTGCTCTGGCTCAAGTACAACGACAGGTGCGGGTTGTTCTTTGACCTCTGTCCTTTGAATCACGACAGGCCTCACCGGCGGGCGAAACTTGTTGCGGATCGTTTTGTAGTTATCAATGTAGGATACGGTCATTTAGACTTCTTCCCTTTCTTCTTGTTGTTCACGATATCCTTCAGCTCTTTCACTTGATCGGGATCCATGCGGTAGCCCCAACCATAACTGTTCTCGATCACAAAGCCGTAGTCTTCGAGAGCCTTACGCAAGCGCCAGACAACAATCTTTGAGTAGTCTGCATCGTGCTCTGCCTTCTTGCCAAAGAGTTCTGCGGTCTTTGTCAAAGCCTCGTTCGACACGCGGCCTGAGTCCAAGAAAAGCTTCAACGCCGCCGCCAACTGATCGGTGAGATTGAAGTAATCCTTGAGGCGAGAGCTGAATTGATCCACCGAAAACAAGCTACGGTAATAATCCAGTTCTTCCTCATACGCTCGAACAAGCCGTTCCAATTCTTCTTTAGTCATCTGCTCTACCTTCATTGTACATCGAGTAAATCTCATGCACGACATCGTGCATCTCGTCTTCTGTAAGACCTGCCGTGCAAGACGACAGGATCGCGAAATTCACAAGAGTCTGAAGACCCGTAGCAATTGCGGCCTCCCTCTCTTCATCGGTCGTTGCCTCATTAAGATAGCCGTTCATGAGATCGGCAAGCTTATCGAGAAGCTTTCTTGATTTGCTTCTGTCCTCTGTCATTGGTCACCTACCATCAGCTTGGATAAACGCTTTGAGTCTGCGACTTCTTTCAAGATGAATTCGCGAGTGCGGGAAGGCATCGAGGGATCTGCAAGCGCACGCTCCATCTCCACACGATACCCATCCAACACAATGCTCAGGAAAGCCTTGTCAGCAGACGTCAGACACAACGCGCTGACCTCAAGGCTACGAGACACGAGGAAATTTGTAGCTTGATACTTGTCCATATTACTTCGCCCCTTTCTTTGGAAGTTCTGACTTCGTTATCTGTTCGATGACGTCTGTAAGGTTGCTGTATTCTCTGCGATACCAATCGGTGTAGTAGTTTTCCCAAGCACGAATAAATTGTTTGAGGACTTCGACCGCCGCCCATGTGCTGACAACGATCACCGCAATCTCTTTAAGCTCTTCCATTACTTCCCTTTCTTAGGTTCATGGCTTTGGAACAGGTCCAACTGCTCCTGTAGTCGTTCGATTACACGCTTTTGTAAATCAATAATATCGTCAGGCCACGACGCAGTGTCTACTTTCTGTTGTCCTCTGTCAACTGGTGGTTTATCTGAGGCCACAGGATTTGTGAGATCAAGGGTGTTGAGCCAGTCAAGTAGGTCCGACAATCTGGTTGGAATATCAAAAGGGATGACTGTTCCCTGACCTCTGTCCTTTATCATCTGTCGGGCCTTGACTTCGCTCGAGACCCATACAGGGCGTTCTAAACCGGTCACGCAATAGGCTTTTGGCATCTCAGGCGTCCTCTGAAAGCTTGCGGATGAACCCCATTGTTATTCTCAGCTCATGGAGTTCTTCCCGCAACCGGTTAATTTCATCCGTAGAGTTTGACCTCGCGTTAAGATCAACGTGGCATATATTCAAATCAACATGGCCTACATGCAGTTTGTCCACGGATTCAATCACATGGCGGTCTCCGTCATCCCAAACGTAGACTTCCGCCCAATCAGCCAAGTCCTTCAAGGATTCACGCAATTGTCCAACAGTAAAGATCATGTCAGTTCTCCGGTTCGATCTGGACTTCCACAAGCTCTGTGTTGTCAGAGCAATCGTGGCAGAAGGCCTCGCCTGTGAAGTTGGCGATCTCCCACGTTTGTTTTTCGACATTCCAATCGCAGAAGGCGTCCTGCCCGACGCGGTCAGACTTGCAACGGGTGCAGATGTATTTGATCTTCATGGGTTCCTCCTATCGCCAGTAGTCTATGATCTTGCCGTCTTCGACCAACGCGAAAGACAGGTCGCCCATATGTCCGACACAGGACAAGGCGGTCTGCATGGCGAGAATCGCCTCGTAGAGCAGGCCCTTTCTCAAATTGTCCGAGTCGTCTGCGTGGCTGACGTCGTAGGCATAGATGCCCCCCGACTCCTTGGCGTCAACGTAGTTTGTGTAACAAACGGCACTAAAAACGTGGATCTCGCGTGACATGGGGTCACTCCTCTTCGGGGTCATAAGGTTCAACGAACAAAAGAAGCTCGTCCTCTTGCCATTCCGTCTCTGGGATCTTGCCTGCAACTTCCCGCGCAGACATCTCCCCCTCAGCCTCCACAAGAATGGACTTGTAGGAGGCGAGGGTTACCAAATACTGGGCCATCAGATCTGTCCTTTCTCGATCAGGTCGTTGATGGGGTTCATGATCTCGTCGATGACGGTGAAGGTCGAGTGATCGGCGATCACGTCGAAACCGTCATTGCCATAGACACACCAGACCCACCCGTAACCAATCTTTAGGTCGTTCTCTGCCTTGTACAGGTGGATATACTCCTCGTCGGTCTGCATGATCTGAGCCTTGGCTTCTTCCGGTGTGCCACAGTAGATGATCTCGTC